GTTGGTTCCTCGGCGATGAGTCGCGGGCGTTTCAAGGTCTTAGGTACAGAGGTGACTTTTGCAGGCACCTCTGCGCCAGGCTCAAGCCAGGTCACGTCATCAAGGTCAAATTCTGACCTCGTGATCCCAAGTAGAGCATACTCCTCGAAAGGAAATAGAGGCTCAAGCTTGGTAGTCCAGACCTTCTGGGCGAATTTCGAGTTTCCCCGGAGTCCGTCAGCAGTGGCACCTGACCCATGTTTCGGCCAGATGTCACCGTAAAAGATCGATTCCTCGACCTTAGAAAGGAGCTGTCCATAAAGCAGACGAGAGAACCTCCGAAAATCCTCCTTTTGGGAGAGAGATCGGATTTCGTCAGCTTCCGCAACCTGTACTTCAGTCTCGACGTATGACCTATAAGCTCGCCGGGTGCGCCTTGCGGTACACTCAACTTTCACTTTGCCAAACAGCATGGTGAGCTGTCTGACGCAGATAATTGCCTCTAGATCAGGGTCGTCGAGTAGACATCCAGTTTCACGATCGAACACCAACTCCAGGAAACCCCCCAGAAATGCGGGGAGACCTTTCCTCCGGTGAAATCCCGGAAAGGAACTGGGAGTGACCTGTCCAGCGTCAAGACCTCTTTCGAAGTCCCTTGCATACACAGGCAAGGCAATCGTCAGAAACGACAGGCCTTCGTGTTCAAATCGACTCATGACAGTTTCAGCGTCATGAGTGGTGCAAACGCCACATCTCGTCCCCGCATTACTGAGGACGATCTGCCAGAAGTGCATTAGGCTTTTCATCAGCTCCTCCTTACTCAGGTGGTAGTTGATTCCTTAGCCACGCACTGATCACAGAAGCAGCGACAGCCACCACTAGGCTCAAACCTGCGGAAAAGAGTTTCGACTTGGTCGTCGGAGGTGGGCTGATTAAGCCCCCCTCCTCTGACCTTCGTCTAGCTCTCTCCGCCGGCCCAAGCCGTCGCGATGGCATTGCTGTTCGCCTTCACGTAGTCAGCCAGGCCGACCAAGTCGCCCACCACCTCCGCGATCGTAAATCCGATCGGGTCGGTGTTCAGGACGAACGAAATCGTCTGACTGTACTCCTTGCTGATCCCCGAAATGAAGGGGTCAGCTGCAACCTTACGGTTGCGAAGGCGCAAGGCACGGGACGTCCGTTTGCCGTACTGGTGGCTGACTGACAACTGATAGTTGTTGTCCGGCTCCTGGTAGACAGCGGAGTTTTCCCCGGTGCTCACCCTCTTGAGGGATTGGGCAACGGTGAGAACCGTGACCGATTGTGGATCAGCAAACATGGCACACTTCCTGATTGCAGAGCAACCTCCCGACAGGTAGTCGGGAGTAATGACATCTCCACCGCTCTGTAGAACTAGTGAAGAGTCTTCGGCGCACGCGAAATACCGAGCGCCGCGAGTATCGACCATTGCCGGGCTGTAAAACCGTCCGGATTTAGGCCGAAGCCATAAGGGGTGGCATTCCAACGCTGTCGACGAATCGTCTCAAACGTTTGAGTGCAGTCGGTGGATTCGCCATTGAAAAAGCGACCACCACTTAGGTCATACGTGACAGAGGATATCTTCTCCTCCATCGCGTAGCCCCACCTCATGACAAGACCGTCTTGGGCAAACGCGGATAGGTTATGTAACACCGTCCCCATGTTTGTTTCCCAGTCGGCGAGCCATGACCAAGGTGTCAGCTCCCAGAGGATTTCGGGCGTAATATTGAACCCGTAGACAAATTTCATCTTGTCCAGTCCTCCGAAAAGACCATGTCGTTGGATACTGACATGGTACGTGAACGCTCCAGAAAACCATCGCCTTGTTGAGGTCTTGGTTGTCTGTTTACGTATAGCTGGCACACCATAGAGTTGAGTAAGACCTGTCGGAACCGGGTAAGACCCGGTCGACAAAACGGTCGAACTAGACGACTCTGTGGCGGGTATGAGGTCAAACCTTCTCCTAGTCAATTGACCGGAGCCGTTTTCCAAGTTAGTGAGGATCTGCTCAGCCTTTTTATTAGCTTCGTAGAACTTCCTCATGTCGCTTAGGAGCGGTTTCCAGCCAAACATCACGTTCAAGTACTCGTCCCCTAGGACACCGGCTGCCCGAAGGCGCCGGCTTTCGTCCAAACAGGTTAGAGCGCGAGAACGGAATGTCGAAAGACCAACACGCCGGGGAGTTCCTTCACGGAGCTCTCCAATGAATTGGGCGGCAGATGCCGCCGGGTTCGTCGGAAGGACCATGCTAATCGCATAAGTCCCCCAAGCGTTCATGTCGTTCGTTGATGTCTCCGGAAAATACACCGGATATCGAGAAGAACCTTCAGATGCGTTTGTTGTTATGGGAAAAATTCTCCCAATGCATCTGCAGGTGGGTCCAGTTCGTTCCAGACTGACGGTTTTGCCGTCATCATGGTAGTTTTTATGATACGAACTATACGGACCCCCTCTATCCCAGAGGGCGCCGCCCGGAGGGGCGGGGAATGAGTGGTTACTGTAGCCGACGTGGTCCGCACCAGAAATTATGTGCGAACTATAGATCGGCGTAGTGCCACCAATAACTGTATTCCCATCTACGTAGATAGGGTACACGTCCTTGGTTACCATCCTTGAAACCTTTCT